GCGTTAAGCATATTTGCAAAGTTTGTTATCAAGTCTTGGAACATAGCACCAAGAGGTTGGAAGAAGTCTCCAAAACTTTTCTTTAACTTATCAAGAGCTACTTGCATTCTTGCACCTGCATCAGCAGTAGATGCTGCCATTTGTTTTGCTGCCTGTGAATGATCTTCACTTAATTTGGCTACAAATTTCATTACATCATTAAGACCTACAGTTCCATCTCTCAAGTCTTTCTGTAACTGAGGCAATGTTCTGTTAGTTGCATCAGCAAATTTAACCACGGCTCCTGGTAAGCGTTCACCCAGTTGGCCTTGTAATTCTTCAGCCGACACCTTACCTTTACCGAAAATCTGCGACATCGCTCGAATAGCAGATTTAACATCTTCTGCATCTCCACCTGTTGCTTTAATGGCTTCTGAAACACCTCTAAATACAAGTTCTGCATCATTAACATTTCCTCCAGCACCAATTACAGATGCAGATAAAGTTGTAAATTGCTTACTCGCATCTTTTAAAGGAACATTTAATTCATCTGATACACTAGCAATAACTTTTTGTGCTTTTGCAAATTCTTTCTCAGTTTTTGTAACACCCTTTAATGCGACCTCTAGTCTTTTAATTTCTCCAGAAAAGATAGCAGCGTCTTTTGCTAGACCAGAGAAGTCCATACCTGCACCTATAACTGCTCCAATAGCTGCTCCTTTTGGCCCAGCTATATTTGCACCTAACAATGCAAGTTGAGATGTATTGCCTGGTAAAACTTGAGAAGCAAGAATACTTCCAAAACCAGTACCAAGTTTGCTGAAACCTGTTCCTTTTTTAGCTGTATTATTAAATTTTTGAAGTTTTATCCTATTAGCATCAATTGCTCTACCTAATATTTGGAATTGTCTTGAATTAACATTTACTTCTTGTCTTAACTTTTTTAATATTCTTTCTTTTTGTTTAAACTGACTTATTGTTTTAGGTGTAAATTGAGTTATTTGTCTTACACTTTGTCCTAAAGATTTAAGTTGTCTAGCTGTAGGATTAGCAGATTTTTCAAGTCCTTTAAGTTGCCTTTGCAATCCAGAGAGATCTTTTAAACCTTCAACATCAATTGTTAAGACAAACTTACCTACTTTTTTAGCCACTCTTCTTCTCCTTATTGACCTCTCTTAGAGCTACAGATTCCATAAGTTGTAAGCCCTCTAGCATTTCTTTGCGGTTAGTTACATTGTAAAGGTCAAATAGTCCACCAGCAAGCAATAGGACTTCATATTTTAATCCTACTACACCTCCAAAGGACATATTCCATTGTGTTTGTATTCTTAAAAACATCATAACAATTTCCCAATTATCATCCATCACTTCAAAATCATCATCTATCTCTGGTTGCTT